AGGAAACCCATATTCTAGTTAAACCGCTTTAACTAGAATAACCATTCTAGATGTAAACAAACTTTCTAAATCATATATCTCACCACTAGAAGTTTCTTGATAATCATTGGTAAATACTACAGATCTTGTATTCGGCATTAATATTAGAATATCACATCAAAAGGAAGAGGTGAAAAACTACATCACCCAACGGGTACCGGTGTGAAATTATATATAAACTTGACTATATAAGATTGTATTAGATTACACAAGAATAGTTACAAATTGTCAACTATCCTTATAGGTGAATTAGCCAATATGGCCATATTGAAAATGGGGAAAATTTGGGAAGGAGTGTTAAGCCACTTTACCCGACAGGTGAAATAGTGAAATAGTGAAATATTAATTCTGTTATAATTACTTGTCAGCATAAGCCAAAACCGCTTTTTATTATGAAAGAAATTGACCGTAGAACTTTTTTAAAATATGGGCTTAGAGCATTTGGAGGAGTTGTAATATCCGAAGCTTTGATACCGGCAAAAATTGCCATTAATGAAGTCACTCGTCAAATTGCTGGAAAATCAACTGGAAACGCCAGCTATAATTCCAAATTGAACAGTGTTTGCGAAAATGATCCAAACCCTCCAAAGTGTAAAACAGATTATCAATTATCTGCGTCAAATATGATCAATGGTGTTTTGCTTGCACCTTTATCTGAAGAAGTTGGATTCAGAGCAAACACTGTTATGCTTTTAGTAATAAAAGAAAATAGTCCTAATGGTTTCACTGAAGTTTTTACTGGTACTAAAGAGTTTAAATTTTCAAGACGTGAGTTGTTGTATGGTGTAGTAAGTTCTCTTATATTTGGATATGTACATAATATAACTGATCAGGGAATTGATTTGAAAACCATACCTGCATTGATGAGGATGATCGGGAGATTACTTTTATCGCCGCAGGTATCGCGGTTGCCCTGCCGAAGAAAAACAATTCAGGGGCGCAAATGCTAACGTTTGCGATCGATAACATTACCGGGGAGGCACAGGGGTTGATTGATGACGCTCTGGAGGCAGAGGAGCGCGTCACTTTAATCTATCGGGCTTTCCTTGCTTCCAACAAAACAGTACCGGCGGATACTCCATACAGAATGACGGTGTTATCAGGCGACATGCAAGGTTCAGTCATCCATATCCAGGCAGGGTTTTTTGACTTGCTCAACACGGCATGGCCGCGTGATAAATACACGGCGTCATTTGCACCAGGGCTGAAATACATATGAACCTCAATGACTACATAGGTAAAGAGTATGAGGACGGCGCACGCGGGCCTTTCCGATATGATTGTTGGGGTCTGGTCAGGGAAATCCGGCATGAGGTCTACGGCTTGTCGTTGCTACCCTCCCACGGCCATGTCCGGCACACGGTGCCGATTGAATTTACCAGGGCATACCAGGAAGTCGCGAAGCAAATGGAGGTCTGCAATCCCGAGGTGGGCTCGGTTGCTGCTGTGTTCCATGGCCGGGTATGCTTCCATGTCGCGGTTGTGGTTGAGATTGACGGAGATTTGGCAATTATGGAAATCAACCCGAATACCAACTGCAGGTGGTTAAGAATACCGGACTTTGAACGCAGATACCTGAAGGTGGTTTACTACCGATGATCAACATATATCCCTCAAAACTCGAAGGTGCGCCACTCGAAACGCATGTTTTGAAACAGCCAGAAACCATCCACGATTGGTTGCGCTCAACAGTCCCGAGTTTTTCAGAGCGGGAAGTCCATCCGATTTCCGTATGGGTAAACAACAGGATGATCGGATCGGCGAACTGGGCAACGACAACCATATCCCCGAATGACACCGTTGATATCTATGTTGAACCTGGCTATGGGATAGACTGGGTAGGCTGGGTTACAATAGCCATGTTTGTCATGTCTGCGGCTTCGATGGTTTACTCTCTCGTTGCCATGGGCAACATGCCGAAACTCTCAACGGGAGCGCCGGTAAAAGGCGACGCGCTTGATGAGGCAACGGCACGAGGGAACAAAGTCAGGCTGAATTCAATCATCAGGGAAATTGCCGGGACGTTCAAGGTCTATCCGGATTACCTCCTACCTCCCCATACCTATTTTGATTATGACTCCGACCAATGGATTGAAATGACGCTCTGCGTCGGCAAAGGTTCGTACACCATCCCCGAGGAGTCTGTGCTCGTTGGCGACACACAGT